GTGTTCCTCGTAAAAAATTGGGTATTTTCGCTCATTTTGAAAACTATTTCAACTAGTAGAGTTTTCGGTTTTAGATGTAAAGGTACTAAATTGTAATCTCGACTTTACAAAATGAACAGTTAATCAGAAAACCCAGACACCAAAAATAGTTTTCTGTAAAATATAGGGGTAGTTATTTTTTAGCTTATTATGATTGTAAATATTTTTTACCAAACTAATTGTATTTTTCCTGAAATTTTTTAACAATTTACTATATTATTAATAGAAATGATTGCTTTAGACTAGTACAACCTTAGCGAAGGATAATGTGCTAGTCTTTTTATATGTAAAGAAAAATGCTCTACAAACAATTCAATTGAATCATTTATAGAGCATATAAATAGAAGTATATGTTAATAATAGAACTTTAATCATCAGAATTCAAGAAATCATCTAATGGTGATTTTTCATCTTTTGTTTCTTTTTTAATAGCACGAAGTTTTGTCTTACTCATTGGAGTATAACCAAATGACTTTAATAATGACTGTAATGTTCTTTGACATTCCCAAAGACATGTGAGATGCCTATTCTTTACCAGTCTCCCCTGATTATCTTCTTCTACTGTACCTTCGGTTTGAATAGCATCATAACATTCGGTATATAATTGATAATTGTCCCGAATAAGTCTAAGTGTACAATACCAACTATCATCTATTTCACCATAATCTTTTGCTAAGTCTTTCATTACAGCTTTCATATAACGCTTAACCTCAGTATTGCAATTCTTAAGTAACTCTTCATATACTGGATTGATTTTTTGTTCTTTCATATCTATGATAGATTGTTTTATTAAAAATATACTAGTTAGTTATTCTATTTTTAATATAAATAGAAGTATAATATCATGATAAATAACAAAGGAGAAGAAATAGGTATAATTTATGGTTGGTATTGTGTTCCAACCAGTAATTGGTATATTGGTCAGACTGTGAATCCAGAAGATAGATTTAAAGCCCATATTAAATCATCAAAGAATCAGCATAATACATTTTATAGAGCAATAAGAAAGTATGGTTTAAATAATTTCATCTATTGTATTCTGGAAGAAAATGTATTGAGAGAAAATCTCCCAATGAGAGAAATGGATTGGATTGAAGAATATGATAGTTTCTATAATGGTTATAATGAAACTCTAGGTGGTGAAGGATGGCGTGGTTATTGGTTAGGTAAACATCGTTCAGAAGAAACTAAAAAGAAATTAAGTGAAAAAATCAAAGGTCAGCATTTTGGTTATTGGAAAGGAAAACATCTTACTACAGAAACAATAGAAAAATTAAAAAAAGCCCATAAAAGTAGAATACCATGGAATAAAGGTAAGAGGTATACTTATACCGAAGAAGAGAAAGCTCGAATATATGCATCTAGGAGAGGTAGACCATCATGGAATAAAGGAATTCCAATGACAGAAGAAGCAAGAAAGAAATCATCAGAATCACATAAAAGGAAATCACAAAAATCTAAAGAAGATATTTCATTATAAATACATAAATTATTAAATATGATGAGATATGAAGATAAATACTGTAAATTTGATAGAGAATACAATATACATGATTACTATCACTATGTAGAAGATGTGTTGAATCATAGAATTGTCACATCAAAAGCAATATACTTAGCATGTAAGAGATTTGAAAGATGGTTATCCAGAACAGATATCTACTTTGATGAAAAAGATGTAGACCAAAGAATAAATCTGATATACTTGATGAAACATACAAAAGGTAAGTGTGCAGGTCAACATTTCAAATTACTTCCATGGCAACAGTTTTGTCTAGCTGGTATATTTGGATTCAAAGATTCAGATACTAAGTTGAGAGTAGTCCATGATGCATTCATATACTGTGCTAGAAAATCAGGTAAGACAGCTCTTGCAGCGGCATTCATGTTATCTGGTATAGTATGTGATAGAGAACAAGGATCAGAAGGTGACTTCATAGCAAACAATACTAAGCAGGCAAGTATTGGTCTTACCCAGTGCATTGACTTTGCTGAGAGCATAGACCCAAATGGTAAGGTATTTAAACAATACCGTTCAGAAATAAAAATGCCATCTACTAAATCAGTCATCAATGTAATGTCTGGTGATTCTATGGGTCAGGATGGATTCTCACCTTCATTAGCTTGTATTGATGAGATTCATGCTGCAAAAGATTGGCAAACCTATGAAATCATAAAATCTGGAATGGGATATAGGGAAAACCCCCTTATCTTTACTATTACTACATCAGGTTTCTTAGTAGGTTCAGACTTTCCATGTTATTCATTATGGCAAACAGGAAAAGAAGTATTGAAGAAAGACAATAATGATGGTAGATTCATAGCAATATTTGAGTTAGATGAAGGTGATGATTGGAAAGACCCTGCAAACTGGATAAAAGCAAACCCCTCTTTAGGTCAAACAGTAAAAGAAAGTTACTTGGAAGATAGAGTAAAGACAGCAGAAGAGAACATATCACAACGTCCATTAATCCTTACTAAGAACTTCAATATATTCAGCAAAGATATCACAGCATGGATTAAACAGAAAGACTTAGAAAATTCATCTGCTAAGTTTGAGTTGTCTGATTTACAAGATGAAGAAAGTTCACTGTATTGCTATGTTGGTATTGACTTGTCTGCTGTATCTGACTTGACTTGTGTTACTGCTCTGGTGAAGAAAGAAGAAATCTATTACTTTAAGACATACTTTTTCTTACCAGAAGAAAGTCTAGATAACAACCCAAATAGTGAACTCTATCGTGCTTGGTATAATAGTGGGTATCTTATTACTACTCCAGGCAACGTAACAGATTATGATTATATTCTAGAACACATGAAAGGAATCCAAGATGAAGTACCAATATTGAAAGTTGCATATGATAGTTGGAACTCCACTCAATTCAGCATATCAGCAACCGAGCAAGGATTCCCTATGTATCCATTTTCCCAAAGCTTAGGCAACTTCAATAAACCAACTAAAGAATTTGAACGTCTGATTTTGTCAAATAAAGTTGTAATAGATGAGAATCCGATTGTAAGATGGTGTTTTGCTAATTGCCAATTGAAGACAGATAACAATGGTAACACTAAACCTATCAAAGGTGGTACTAAGATGGAGAAGATAGATGGTGTGATTACAATCCTTGAAGCTTTAGGAGGTTATCTTTCTGACATAAATGAAGAAGCATCACTTGAAGCTTTGTAATATTTTTAATAAAACATATTAACATACAATACATGAATTTCTTTCTAAGAGGTTTCAAGACTAAGACATTGAGACAAGAACTAGAATCAAGAAATTGTAATGTGAATACCTCAAACAATATCACTGCTTCTTTGATGTTTGGTGGATATACAAAGAAGAATGCTATTGGTTTGAGTGCTTTCTTTGCAGCTACAAACTTGATTTCAAACTCTATTGCTCTGATGCCAGTGTCTGAGAATCAACTTAATGACAACAAGAGAACTGTAGTAGAGAATTCAAGTGTCACACCATTGTTCTATAACATGTTCTTGACTAAGTTCAATGTTTTCAAGAAGATAGTAGAGGATGTCATACTTACTGGAAATGGATATCTTTACATCAGCAGAGATGAAAATGGAAAACCTAAGAATCTTACATATCTCAGACCATCACAAGTATCAATTCAGTATACAGAGCTGACACAAGATCTATATTATTTAGTCACATCATCTAACAAAGTGACTAAGAAGAAGATACAAGACAAAGACATGTGTCATTTTGTGATGCATTCTAATGATGGTGTCAATGGTCTTTCTATAAAGTCTTATGCCACTAGAACAATAGACTTAGCTAACTCAACAGAACAGTCAGCAAAAGAGTTCTTTGATAGTGGATGCTCAATCAAAGGTATCTTGAAGACAAAGACACCTATCACATCAGACAAGCAAAGAAATGACATACGTTCTAACTGGCAACAGATACATGGTGGTGACAATAGCTCAGGAATTGCTATCATGTCAGGAGTTGAAGACTTCGTAGCAGTTTCTAGTGATGCTGACAAGTCACAGATGATAGAGACAAGACAATTCAATGTAACTGAGATTGCTAGATGGTTCAACATCAATCCAATATTGTTAGGTGACTTGTCTCATACATCTTATTCTGACATTGAGCAAGCCAACATTGAGTTTGTACAGCATACTTTGTTACCATGGATAGAGATGATACAGAATGAGTTGACTAGAAAGCTTATCACAAACAGAAAAAGATACATTGACTTAGATGAGAATGTGCTCTTGAAGTCTAACAAGACAAACATGGCCAACTATTGCAAGACTTTAGTATCAGGTGGTATCATGTCACCAAATGAAGCAAGAATACAGTTAGGATTGAATCCAATGGATGGATGTGACCGATTAATTGTAGCCTATTCAAAGATAAATGACAATATTATTAATAATCAAGATGGTAAAAATGAAGATAAAGATGAAACTAAAGATGAATAGTTTCTATTTTTAATATGAATGTATTTCATTATGCCTTATAAGTTAATTCAAATTTGAATTGCTTGTAAGGCATTTCTTTTTTAATATGAAATACATTTAATTCTTTAAAAGAAGCACAAGAAAAAACTAATATTGCTAAAAGTAGTATATGTAAAATTTGTAAAGGTTATGGAAAACAAGCAGGTGGTTTTATTTGGAAATATGCTTCATAAATAGTTGTCCATTCATTTTTGTATTTATTATTAATAAAGAAATTTTATTATAAGTATTTTTAATAAAAGATAAATTTTACTTTAAATGGATAAGAAACAACTTGAAATAAGAAATCTTGGTCATCTTGAAGTAAGAGATGATGAACAGTCAAGACATATTGAGGGTTGTGCAATAGTATTCAATAGTCCTTCTGTTGACTTAGGTTTCAGAGAAGTTATTGAACCAACTGCAATCACACAAGAATTGATTGACAACTCAGACATCTATCTAAACTTTAATCATGATGATAGCAAGATTCTTGGTCGATGGAACAAAGGACAAGGTTCTCTTAGCTTGGATCTTCGTGAAGATGGCCTTTATTTTTCAATAGATGCACCCAAGACTGACTTAGGTGATGAGGTGCTTGAATATCTACATAGAGGTGATGTTGACAAATGCTCATTCTGTTTCTGGATAGACTATGATGATGAAGATGCAGAGACTTGGAATTATGAAGAAGGTGTAGCTCTTCGTACAATTCATAAGATTGCTGGTTTGCATGATGTAAGCATTGTTTGGAATCCAGCATATTCTGACACACAAGTTTCAGCTCGTTCACTTGAAAAATTACAAGAACTAAGAAATATGAAAGACGATAAAGAAAAGGAAGAAGAGAAGAAAGATGAGCAAACACCTAAGGATGAGCCTAAGAAGGAAGATGCTCCTAAAGATGATGACAAAGAAAAGAAAGAGGATGAGCCTAAGAAGGAAGATGCTCCTAAAGATGATGACAAGGACAATCCAGATGATGACAAGGACAATCCAGATGATAAAGAAGATACTCCTGATGACAAAGAAGTAGATCCTGATAAAGAAGACAAGGATAACCCTGATGATAAGGAAGATCCTAAAGAAACTAAATCAAATAAAGAAAACAAACATAATATTATGGAAAAACGTTTTAGTATTTTGTCAGCAATTCGTTCAATTGCTGAAAACAAACCATTAGATGATGCAACACAAGCAGTTATAGATGCTGGTAAGAATGAGATGCGTTCTGCTGGTGTTTCTATGAATGGACAGATTCAGATTCCTGTAGAGAATCGTGCAGCAGTTACAGTTGCAGCAGAAGGTGAAGATGTAGTTGTTACAGACTTTGCTAATATTCTTGAGCCACTTCGTACTAAGAATGTACTCGCTGATTCTGGTGCTAACATTCTTACTGGTCTTGTAGGTGACTTGCAGATTCCAGCAATGGGTGCAGAGAATGTAAACTGGGAAGGTGAGACTGATTCAGCTAAGGATGGTGCAGGTACTTTCTCTAATGTTAAGCTTACTCCACATCGTTTGAGTGCATACATTGACATTTCAAAGCAATTCCTTGTACAGGATTCACTTGGTGCTGAGGCTCTTATCCGTAGAGACCTTGTAAATGCTATTCAGGCTAAGCTTGAAGATACAATCTTTGGTACAGAAGCTGCAGAAGGTGGTAGACCAGCAGGTATTTTCTATAATGTAACTCCTACTAATGTAAAAGACTTCAAGTCTCTTGTAACTCTTGAATCAGATGTAGAAGATGCAGACTTCTATGGTCCTGCTAAGTACATTGTTTCACCTAAGGCTAAGGCTGCTATGCGTGCTATGGCTAAGTCAACTAAGTCAACTCAGTTGGTAATGGAAGGTGACAACATTGATGGTACTCCTGTACTTTCTACTGGACATATTGCTAAAGAGACATTCGCATATGGTGATTGGTCACAGCTTTATGTAGGTCAGTGGGGTGCTATCGACTTGACTGTAGATCCTTATACAAAGGCTGCTGATGGTCAGGTTCGCTTGGTTATCAATGCATTCTTCGACTTTAAGCTCGTACGTCCAAAGGCAGTTGTTTATGGTACTACAGCTGCTGAGTGAACAAAATATTCGACAGTTCAGATTGCATAAGCAATGACATCAGGTGATAGAGGTTCGACTCCTCTATCACTTTCTCCTATAAATAAAATACATCATATAATGGACTATCTAACATTAGCACAAATAAAGAAGCATCTTAATATAGACCAACAGTTTACAGAAGATGATGAGTATATTGAGTCATTGGCAGAAGTAGCAGAACAAATAGTATCACAGCATTTGAGACAGGATTTAGCGGTGATAGCATCTGACTATAATGATAATCTACCTAGACCAATAGTCCATGCTATGTTGTTGCTCATAGGCAATTTCTATGCAAATAGAGAAACTGTTGCATTTGCTTCTACTAATGAATTACCATTGTCTTATGAATACTTACTATCACCTTATGTAGAGTATGAAAAAACAAATATCTGATTACTATGCAAGCAGGTTTACTAGACAAAACAATAACAATACTCTATAAGAGAGAAGTTAAGAACAAGTATGGAGAGCAGACTGTTACTTATGGTCAAACAGAAGCAGACCAATATAAGACAAGAGCAAGAGTAATACAGGTTTCAGGAAACAGAACAGACCAGAACAATGAAACATTCTACACATATATCAAACGGTTTGAAGTACGTAGATATGTACCCATTGATGAATATGACTATATCTTATACAATGATAAGAAGTATAGAATATTGAACATTGATGATTCAAATACATCATTACAGAACAAAGTAATAGATACAGAGTTGGTCAATGAATAAATTTATTTAACTTACTTAATGGCAACAGAATTTATTTCTTTATCTGTTAAAGATACTCTAGATAATTTTACTGGAGAGTTGAGAGATAAGTTAGATAAAGCAGCAAGAGCAGGTGTAATTGCTGCAATAAACACTATAAGAGACAAAGTAAAGTCTAGTGTATCATCATCAGACTTTAATACTTCATCATCTAAACAGTTTGGAGTTCCATTGATAGAAGGTATCAGATCTTATATGGAACAAGGTTATCCAATAGGTGTAACTCATATCTTGGGTGACACAAAGCATAATGATGGTACATGGCGTCTGAGATTCTTTGAAGGTGGAACTAAAGAAAGAACTCAGAAGACAACAGGGCGTAAGACCGGATCAATTTCTGCAAGATGGTTCTTTAGGAATTCTACATCTAATGTGGATGAAATTGCTCAGAAACTCATAGATGATAGAATAGCAAAAGCAATAGAAGAAATAAACAAATGAAAAACACACTCCTTTTAATACAGTATGTAAGAAAGTTCTTAGTAGAAGATGAAGAAGTGAAGCAATATGTAAATGATAAAGTCTATCCATTAGATGCTTTGCAAGGTACTTCATTTCCGTTCATTGTACTTACTAGACAATCAATAACACCATACAATTCAAAAGATGGCCACTATCAAGAAGAGTGTGCTGTTCAGGTTACTATTGTGGCAAACAACTATACTGACTCTGTTGAATTAGCCAACAAAGTTAGAAAATGCTTAGAGTGCAATAATTTCAAGTATGTAGATGATGACATTAATATAGTTGATTGTACACTTACTAGTTGTTATGAAAGTATGTATAACAATGCCTACATACAACAATTAGATTTCCAATATGAAATACAGTAACTATTGATTTTATTTTTAATAAAACTAAATATATTTAGAATAAATACTTATGAAGCAGATTTTAAAAGGTGATGAGCTTATGCTTTTCAAGAATAAGAAGTCAATCGCCTATGCTACATCACATGTGCTTACAATCACTGGCAATACAGTAGATATTGCATCTAAAGACCATGGCTTCTGGGGTGCTAGTGAAGTTGGCTCTCTTACATGGGAAATTACTTCTGAGAATCTCTATACTCAGGATTCTTATGATGAACTATTTGATGCAATGGTAGCTGCAGAACCTATTGATGTGGCATTTGGTAAGGTTAAAGACTATAATAAGAATGGTATTGACAATTCAACAAAAAATTGGGAACCAGATACTACAGATGGTGTAAAGTATGGTAATGCAGTCATTACTTCACTTGTAGCTAATGCCAATACTGGTGAAAATGCTACTTTCTCAATTACTTTGACTGGTCAAGGTGCACTTACTAAGACTGCACCAGTAAATAAATAGTAATGTTCATATCGTGGTTGGTTTGAATTTTTCTGAGGATGAGTCATTAGATTCATCCTCTTTTTATATTTATTAACTATTATTTATGAAAATAATTTGAAATTTTATAATCTTTTTCTATATTATGTATGTATTATTAATTAAAACATATAAAATAACAAATTAAACAACGTAAATTATGAAGACAAAAGTTTTAGCAATCGTATTGTTTTTGATTTCTTTCCTTACATCTTGTAATATGCCATCATGTAAAGAGTATAATACTTATGGACATAAATATAATGGATATGATACATTAGTTATTGAATGTACTAATATGTTACAAAAATCAATTAATGATACTGTTTGTAAAAGAGCATTGGAAATTCAGTTTAAATATGATGTATCAGGTGAGTGTGAGCAAGATACCGCAACAATTGAAGGAATTACAACAAGTTATCCAACAATTATTGTAAAGAACAATACAGAGAATACTATTGATACAATTCCTTTGAAAGGTATGATTTCACTTTGTTATGGAACAGAAGCTGATAAGGAAATTTCTAGAGTAAAATTAGCAAAATATGGATTGGATATTTGATTATTATTAATAAATAAATCAACCAATATATGAAAGTAAAGATTAAAGGAAAGACTTTAGATTTGCACTACTCTATGCGTATCTACTTGATATATGAGACAATCACGAGTAAATCATTATCATTACAAGAATCATCATTGAATACACTTGTTTCTTTGTTTTATTCAGCTATTTTAGGTACAATGCAATATAAGAAAATGAACCTAGATTTAGATTGGGACACTTATATTGATTGGCTTGACACACAGAGACCAGATATCTTGAATGAGTTTTCTAAATGGTTTATTGGTTGTGTGAATGTAAATACTGATTTGACAGAAGAACCAGACAATAAAGAAACTAAGCCAGAAAAAGAAGACACAAAAAACTCCTAAGGGTGCATGAGTATTGTAAATATCTAGTCATTCAATTCCATATTGTTTCTTATGAATATTTCTGTGATTGCTTACAAGATTATGAACTTACTTGGATGCTGCAGAATATGAACTATGCATATAAGGAAGAATGGGAACAAACAAGATATAAACTTTACTATACAATTGCACCATACACTAAGAAACATTATAATTCAGTTAATGATTTCTTCCCACTTAATACTGATATCAAGGAAGAACATGATTATGAAATTAGTGATAATCAGATAGAATCATTAAAAGAGAAAGCAAAGAGAATAGAAGTAATATTAAATAAGGAAGGCTAATAATTAGCCTTCCTTTTTGAGTATTTTTAATAAAGAACATAATAAGTCCATAATGGGAAGAAATAAAGTGTCCATTTCAGTGGCCGCTGATACTGCAAAGGCAAAGCAGAACCTCAATTCTTTTGCAAAGGAAATAAACAATTCTAAACGAACTGTTAGAGACCTTACTGCTGCTTATGAACAGTTGGATGATGCCACAAAGAAGTCATCTGTTGGCCAGCAAATGCAAAAAGATTTACAGTCTGCTATTGATAGATATAAAGAGTTGGAGAAAATTCAAAACCAAATAAATAGGAATCTAGGTAAAGTACCAACAAATAACTTATCCAGTTTGAATTCATCTATGTCTGCTTTAACAGATACAGCAGATGCATTTGGTTCTAAGTTTGGCTTAAGCACTGCAACTTTATCTAAAATGGCTTCACCTGCTGGTATGGCTGTTGCTGCTGCTGGTGCTGTAGGTACTGCTTTGTATACAGCAGAAAAACATGCTATTGAATTTGAAGATGCACTGTCTAACTTGTCAGCTATCACTGGTGCAACTGGTAAAGATTTGGATACATTGAAAGATAGAATAATATCTACAGGAAAAGAAACACACACATCTTTCAAGACTATAGCAGATGCATATACGGTGGTAGGTTCAAAGATGCCAGCATTGTTACAGAATCAGGAAGGTTTGGATGCTGTAACTCGTTCTATAATCACATTGAAGAAAGCATCTAGAATGTCACTAGAAGATGCAACTAACTCATTGACTGGTATTATGAATCAGATGGGTGCATCATTCTTTGAAGCTGATAACTATATCAATGTTCTTGCTGCTGGTTCTAAGAATGGTGCTGGTGATATAAAATACTTAGCAACAGCATTTGACCAATGTGGTACTGCTGTAAGTACTGCTGGATTATCAATACAACAAGGTACAGCATTGATTGAGATGTTAGCAGAAAAGCAACCAAGTGCATCAACTGCTGGTGTACAGTTGAGAAATGTTCTTGTTAAATTAACCACGGCATCAGATGAATATAATCCTAAAGTTGTTGGATTGACTAAAGCTTTACAGAATCTGTCCAATAAAACCGGAGACACCAGTTTCATGGTCAAGATGTTTGGTGCAGAGAACATGGCAGCTGCAATACAGTTAGCTAACAATACAACTACAGTAGAGAATCTGACTAAGGCAGTAACAGATACAGAAGAAGCACATAAACAAGCGGCTAAACAGACAGACAATGTTGCTAGTGCCGCTAGAGCATTGAAACAAGATTGGGATAATTTTGCAACGGCAATTACAAGTAGCAGTGGTCCAATCCAAACTGCTATTCGAGGTATTCTTGGTGGCTTAGGAGAAATTGTCAAACTCATGAATTATTTAGCTGGTGGTAAAACAGAAAAGGAAATTAGTTTTGATGCTAATACTGACAAGATAAAGAATAGAGCAAGAATAGCGGCAGAAAAGGCAAGTAAAAAAGGAGAAACATCAGCACAGAAACAGTTGCGCTATGCTAAAGAGTTGACAAAAGAAATCAACAAACAAAAAAAGTTTAGGGATGCTGCAATAAAAAATGGAGAAAGTAAAGAAAATATTGATTTAAGAAACAGACAAATAAATAAATTAGCTTACGAAAGACAAAAAGCAAAAGAAGGTAAATTAAATATTTTCAATGCACAACAAAACGCAAAACCAGAACCACCAGAAACTAAAACTCCAAAATATAAACCTACAAAGAGTAATAATACAACTAATATACCAAAAAGAGATCCAATAGAAGAGGCTAATAAGTCATATAATCAAACAATGACTGAGTTGAATGGTTTATTGAAAGATTCCATGATAACTCAGAAAGAGTATGATGAAAAGAAGAAGTCTGCAATGGAATCTCTACAACGAGCTTATTATAAAGAAGGTAAGACAGTAGATATTTCTCCAGAATTGGTGGCTTTAAAAGATAAATTAGGTAAAGTAAAAGAATCTATCAATAATGATGATATAAATGAGGCAGATAAAGAGTTGTCATCATCAATAAAAGAAGCAACGGACCAATATAATAACAATTTGACATCAAAAGAAACTTATGATAATGCTATAATTGATGCTGAAAAGAAGTATATTGAAAAGTTGCTTAAACTTGGTAACTTGACAGATGAACAGAATAAGAATCTTCAATCTGTAAAATCTGATTTAGAAGCTGCACAGCAAAGCAAGAATAATGAAACTTTTAGAAAAGAATGGGATGACATAAGTAAAGGTCAGAAATCTCAAACAATAGAACTCAAATATAAGTTCACACAAGACAAGAAATCAAATAGAGATACATTTAATGACTTAGTAGATGAATATAATGAGAAGAAAAGGAAATTAGATGAAGCAATAAATGACCAAGAGCACCCTATTTCTTACAAATTACAAATAGAATCACAATCTGAATTAGACAAATTAGAGCAGAATATAGATAAAGTATCAAAGAAAGTACAGAAAGAAGTCAATTTTGACAATGTATTCAATACATTCGGTGATTTAGGTAATATTGCTACTAATATTGATTCTATAGGTAGTGCATTTGAAAATGTAAAGAACCCATTACAAGCATTTGCTGCTACAATGCATACGATAACCTCATTGATGCAAACCTACAAGACCATTACAGAATTGGTAACAACTGCCCAGAATCTGTTTGCTACATCAACTACTGCTGCCGCTGCTGCTGATACTGCTGCAACAACAGTGGAAACAGCCAATTCAGCAGCCAAGACATCAGCAGCATCTGGAGAAGCCATAGCAAATGCCACTGCTTCTGGTGCTAAGATGCCATTCCCTGCTAATATCGCAGCTATAGCAGCTGGTGTTGCTGCTGTAATTGCTGCTTTAGCCGCTGTATCTGGTGCCTTTGCTACCGGCGGTGTTGTTGGTGGAAGTGGGGCATCCACCACTATGGGAGATAACACATTGATAAGAGTAAACAGAGGTGAAATGGTATTGAACAACAGACAGCAATCTAGACTGTTCAAAATGCTGGATGGTGGTCTTTCATTAAATACTACTACTACAGGTGGAAGTGTTGATTTCAAGATTTCTGGTTCTAACTTGTATGGTTCACTCAAGAACTACAGCAATATGTCTAGAAAGCATGGTAAGATAACAGGCATAGAATAAGGTTACAAGTTGATTTTATTTTTAATAAATCAATCATGTAACTAAATGAAATTATCTGGTACATTTTTAGATATAAATGATACACCTATTGAAGTTGTTATAGAGAATAAATCTATAGCAACTTCTAATATTAAAATTGGCTGTGCTGGTGATGATGCTAATGTGTTTTTTTCCAATGACCCATTGACAATAGATGAAGATTATGATTCTACATTTGATGTGATGGTACAAAAATCAGGGCAGCTTACATTATTGACTAAAGGTAACACAAATTTAGTTAGTATTCTATTTGGCAACAACCAACACAATGTTACTATCACAATAAACAAAAATGATGATTGTGTATTTTATGGGTTTGTAGAGCCAAATGTATACAGTCAAGACTATGCAGAAGAATATACCCAACTAGACATCAACTTTACTGATTTCTTATCTACATTGCAATATAGTAAGCTATCTGATGCATCAACATATAATGAAGCAAAACAAGCAGCCAGTACATTGTCATTCAAAGACTATATAGAAGCAATGGGTTTCTTTGATATTGGTAAAGTATACTTTGACAAGACAAGTAAAGTTGGTGATACAGAAATAGACCCATTATCTGGTATTGGTGTGTCCGGTTCACTTTTCTTTGGTGATACCGAAGATGACGAATGGACATTTGAAGACATATTAAAAGAAATATTGCAGTATCTTAATTTACACATAATACAAATTGGTACTGATTTTTACATCTTTGATTGGTCTACATTGACAGATTCAAGAACTACAAATGGTAAAGAATTCCTTTGTTTGAATGATAATACTAGCTATTCTCTTGATTATCCAATGAAGACTTATAGGATAACCAAACCAGACTATGCTTCAAATGATACCCAGATATCTGTTGATGAAGTCTACAATCAAGTACAAGTAAAATGTGATTTAAAAGACTTAGATACTATTATTGAGTCACCATTGGATTCTGAAAAGCTGGTTTCACTCTATCCTAAGCGTTTCCTTTACTGTACAGAGTATACTGTAAAGAAAAATGGTGACAGTCCATTATCAGCACTGAATGTGGTTGATTTCAACAACATAATCAAAAACAAACCAACAGATAATGAGAATGCTCATAAATATGATTGGTACATGAGACCATTATTGAATAATTCATGGAAGTTCTATCTGAACAAGTCAGTTAACAATGATACCATAGAAAGTATCTATCCTACCGAATCTAGTGATGACAACAAAACTGTCTATACTAATCCATGGAAAGTAACTAACTACCTGAAACAGAATGCATTGACTCCATGCATGTTCAATATGGCTTACATTGATACATTGGGCAAGAATATATCAGACAACGAGATAAAGAATGACTTTGATGACAATTCTAACTACCTTTACATTTCAGTTAATGGTAATGGTGATGATACAGAAACAGGACACAAGCCAAGTGATGATGATATCAAAGCACATTCTGGTATGATAGAATATCAACCATCTAATTCTGCTGTCATATTGTCTCCAACTGACGATACTAGTACAAACTATTTAGTATTCAGTGGAAAAATCTCATTGCAACCATTGACTCAAGATAGTATAGGACACGGTACCAAAGGAGATTTCATCAATTATGGTACGTTGATGGACAATGCTGGTGGTCAAGCTATATCTTGCTTTGCTGTTGGTTTTAAAGGAGGTAATGGTGACAAACACGGTGATGAAGAAATCAATGAATGGTATCAATACACACGTAAATGGTACAACAATAATGGTGGTTACTTCCATAATAATTCCTTGTCACCTTACGTACAAGAAAGAAGTCCATGGAAGTACAAGTACAACTATACCTCTTCTGGAGACCGTACCGACAAGTACATGAAGCTGCCTATATTGGAGTGTGAGATGACTGTAGGCAACAAGAGACTTATAGAAACAAATATAGATCAATATGGCAAGTCAACATTCAAATGGATTAAGATAGGAGAAGAACCAAAAGATGATAATAACAACCCAATCACAACATTCTCTTTAGGTGTGAATCCAAAGATAGGTGATTGCATTATTGGTACTGAGTTTGATTTACAGAACACAATAGACCCATTCATGAATATCGACGGTAGTGGTACAGCAATACCAATCAAATCATCAGATAAGTTGAATGGTAAGATTACATTCAAAATATTAGGACCAATAAATTTGACTTGGAACAATGTCACTCGTAGGCATCCTAGTTTCTGGAGACATACTAAATGGACAGAAGATACTGTTTTTGTGTTAGCCCATACAGAGAATATTGTACTTAAAGATTTTGAGTGTAAGATTAAGACATCAAGTGACATCATTATGAACAAGACAGACAATGACTTGATTTACATGAGTGATGAAACAAAGAAGTATATCAAGAAGAATGACAGTACAGAGATGAAGATAAACACCTTGCTTACCACACAAGAAGCATACAAGTTAGGTGTTTCAAATTCTGTCAACCTTTCTACTGCTATTGACATGAATACTTCTATGCCACTTAAATCAATACAGAAGAAAGATAAAGGCAAACCAGAACAACTGTATGTTGATGCATATTGGAATGAATACAACAAACAAAGGATGCTGATTGATGTCACATTCAAGACAACCGATTTTGGTGATACATTAGGTTGGAGATTTAGACCAATAAAGTTCAACTACTTTGATGGTGGCTTCTATCCTATTTCGACTAAGATAAACTACAAGAATGACCAAACAACAATGAAGTTGAAAGAAGGAGCTATAATCCAAAATACTGATTTTGAAGAAAAGTATGAGATGAATCCTTATTTTGTTAGACCAAATATAAAATTAAATGTAACAAAAGAATCATTCTATCAAAGATTATGTGGTACACCAAGACGTGCTAGAATAAGATGGAGATCAGATAATGAAAGTGTTGCAGTCGTTGATGATGAAGGTAATGTTACATTCAAGTCAAATGGTATTGTATCAATTTATGCTGATGTAGTTGCTAAGAATTACAATGATGCAAGTGCTAACTATAGAATAGAAATCACTAACATGCCATCAGAAGAAGATTTACAAGATAAGGATGTTATTTATTGGACTTGTTATAGTGAATGGCAAGAAACTCAAAACATAGGGAACAAGAAAGTAAGTGATGAAGATAAGCAATATATAGTTGTTACAAATAGAGATGGTGACATTTATAAGAAACCAGCTACTTATTTCTTAGGTCAGAACAGATTTGCTACAACAATGGACCCAGGTGAATTGTTACTTGACATTGACCCTGAAAACTATTCTTATGATATTCCTAATATTAGCGGTGGATATGTCACAACTTATGTTCCAGACCAATATAAGAAGTATAAAATAAAAGATGTGAAAATGACTAACCATAACCATGTCTTTTATACACCTATATACACTAAGAACAAGGACAATTCTACTACTTATAATCATATAGGTTCACAGTACAATTTTACTTCATTAGATGTTTCTGGATGTAGTTTAGATTTATATAGTGATTGCGGTTATTATAGAAAAAATGCATTCAATGACTCTGATTTGATTGATGATTTTGGAGTATTTGGAAGTCGTATATGGAAAGAAGACATAAGTAATTGTAGTCTTAATACAACATGTTGTTCTTTAGATTATACTTTAGATTATACTTATAAATATCCTATATTATATAATACATTTGCTGGTTCTCCATCTGATTTTGATTATTCTTGGATAAATTTGAGTCGTGAACTTAATTATGATGGTACAGTATATAATTACTATGCAAATCTATTAGGTACATTTGCTAGAACAAATAAAACAGAATATGATTTAACAAAAACCGAGATACAAACTAATATTGATTGGTCCACTCCATCTATATCGTTGGTTAATACATTTGATGGTTGCAAGAAAGCAGAAACTATTACATTATTTGACAAAAAATCAAATAAAAACATATCATTATTGTTAGGTGATGCTGTATTTAAAGATTGTGTTAATCTAAAAACCATAAACAACTTAGACCAATATGAAACAAAACATAAAGGAGAAAAATTATTTTATGGATGTAAGAATCTAAAAATTGAACCTTATTATATAGAAAAATTCATGGCACCTCTGTTGAAAATATATTTCGAAGAAGCATATGTTCCCGGTGATGATTATGCATTAGGTTCTTTTGCTTTTGGACAATGTGATTTTAGCAACATAGGTTATACCGTTGATTTATCTCAATTTATGAAAGAAGCAAAAATAGAAACAAGATCCAGATATTTATGTGGTGATTCTTTCTTTGCATATAGTAATATAAAGAAGTTCATCTATGATGCCATGCCTATAATATCAAATTATCTTGATCATAAATGCAGAATAGTACAAATGTTCATGCATACGCCAATAGAATACTGTGATTTGACCGGAGCTGGTACATTAAATTTGCTAACAATAAATGATGAACAAGGTGGATGGTGGACTGTAGGTGCATTTGAAGGTTGTGATAAGCTAAAGACATTGGTCATTGATAGTATTGAAGCACATTGGCAAGATGATGACCCTTATGAATTGAGCGATAATGATATGACAATTTTCAAAGATTGTACTTCCCTTAAAACCATAATAATAAATGACAAAACTCACAATGGTATTAGTAGTGGAGAAAGACAGATAGATGCTTTAAGATTATACTTATCAAAATGTGGATTAGATGCTAATAATATAAACATAAAATTCAAATAAATACCCAATGGTAAGATGGATGGTTTAGTTTTAATCTGAACCATCCATTTTTATTTTTAATAAAAGATAATCTCATTTAATATCTATGCCTGATTTAATAAAGATATACAAGAGTTCAGATTTCAGAATATACGAGACATGGAAATCAGATGTTAATAAAGATGTACCATTCATGTATCACTACATTGATAGTAATGGTACTTGTTTTTGTGCTTCATTTGATGGACATAAATATACTAACTGTGAATGGGTAGATGACAAGTTGGTAGTAAGTGTCAACAATCCTGGCTTTACTGCTGGTAGATTGTCTGTAATAAGAGAATTCTATTTGGATGATGCTTCTTTTTCTGATGGTGTTTGTAATGAAAAAGTAAAAGAAACACTCAACATATTGCTAGTAAATGGTGAGACAGATGTAACTCAATATGATACTGATGTTCCTGTCTTCTATATGCGTGGTCCTAAAGGAGATAAAGGTGATACAGGTGAAAGAGGACCACAAGGTGTACAGGGTTTACAAGGAGTTCAAGGTCCTAAAGGAGATAAAGGTGATACAGGTGAAAGAGGACCACAAGGAATCCAAGGTTTGACTGGTGCAACTGGTCCTGCTGGTCCACAAGGTCCTAAAGGTGATGCATTCAAATACACTGACTTTACATCAGACCAATTAGCTGCATTGAAAGGACCTAAAGGTGACACTGGTCCACAAGGACCTAAAGGTGATGGAACAAACATAAACAGTATCAATGCAACAATAGATGATGTTATTGGTACTCCATCAGTTAAAGTAAAGAGTACAGGAGATGGAACAACACAAGATGTAATATTTGAATTCAGTGGATTGAAGGGTAAGACTGGTGCTACAGGAGCAATTGGTCCACAAGGTATTAGAGGTTTGAAAGGTGAGAAAGGAGATAAAGGAGATCAAGGTTTACAGGGAATTCAAGGTAAAACAGGACCTACAGGTCCACAAGGTCCTAAGGGTGATGCATTTGTTTATTCTGATTTCACTTCTGACCAATTAGCTGCATTGAAAGGACCTAAAGGTGACACTGGTCCACAAGGACCTAAAGGAGATGGAACAACAATTAGAAGTATATCTGCTACTATAGACGATAAAATTGGTACTCCATCAGTTAAAGTAAATAGTTCTGGTGATTCAAAAGAACAAGATGTAGTATTCATATTCAGTGGATTGAAAGGTGAACAAGGTCCACAAGGTGAGACTGGTATACAAGGTTTGACTGGTAAGACTGGACCACAAGGACCTAAAGGTGATGCATTTACTTATAGTGACTTTACATCTGAACAGTTAGAATCATTGAAAGGTCCAAAAGGAGATAAAGGTGAACAAGGTATTCAGGGTGAAACTGGTCCTGCTGGTACAGATGGTACTCCTGCAGGTTTTGGTGAGATTGTTGCAACAGTAGATGATTCAACAGGTACACCAAATGTTACAGTAACTACTTCTGGTACAAACGAAGCAAAGAACTTTACATTTGCATTCACTGGTTTGAAAGGAGAGAAAGGTGATGCAGGTTCAGGAGGTGCCACCGCTAATGTAGAGTCAATACCTGATGACTATATTAATGCATTAGATGAATCTTTATAACATCTACCAATAAAATAATCTTTACATTAAATCATGACAAAATACTTAGATGAGCAAGGTCTTACTGCTTTATGGGCTAAGACTAAGAATACAATAAAAACCAATATAGATAACATACAGATACCACAACAAATTACCAACGCTAATGTAGATGTTGATAATAATGTTGGTACTCCATCTGCTAGTGTTTCTGTTTCTGGTGATACTATTTCTTTTGATTTTAAGAATCTAAAAGGTGAGACTGGACCACAAGGAGAACAAGGAATACAGGGTTTACAAGGTGAGACTGGTCCTGCTGGTCCTAAGGGTGATGCATTTACTTATAGTGACTTTACATCTGAACAGTTAGAATCATTAAAAGGTCCAAAAGGTGATAAAGGTGAGACTGGACCACAAGGAGAACAAGGAATACAGGGTTTACAAGGTGAGACTGGTCCTGCTGGTCCTG